TGATTGAAGAGAAATCTTATTATGATACTGCGGCATCTTTGCTTCGTGATTCAGGTATCAAGACTAAGATTATCAAGCAATACTTACCAATCATAAACAAGTTGGTGAACAAGTATCTTGCTTCGTTGGACTTCTTTGTCAACTTCAACCTTGATGAGTCGTTTAAAGAAACAATTAAGTCTAGACACCGTGATGACTTTAGTTACCATAACTTCTCTGAAGGTGAGAAACAACGTATTGATATGGCATTGATGTTGACATGGCGTGCAGTGGCTAAGTTGAAGAACTCATCCAGTACCAATCTATTAATACTTGATGAGGTGTTTGATTCGTCTTTAGATACTACAGGTACAGAAGAATTGATGAAGATATTACACGGTCTTGAGGATGTAAATTTATTTGTTATCAGTCACAAAGGTGATATACTTCAAGATAAATTTGCAAACACAATTAGATTTGAGAAGGTAAAGAATTTTTCAAGGATAGTAAAATGATAGAGATAAGTGGATACATGGATAGAGATCGTAAATCGGTCGTATTCCTGGAAGAAGAAACGAAAAAATATATTGTGAACTGCACTGATGGTTTTGGTGCAAGATATACAGCATCTTTTGTTAATTTAGAATCAGCAGAAAACTTTGCTGAAGAATGGGTACTAGAAAAATGAGTGAAATACTAACGATTGATACCACAGCAGGCATACAAACAACAGAAAAGATTGATCCATTACCATTATTTGGTGAAGATTATCCAATGTTACTTACTGTAATGCCAGAATATACTGGTGGTTTTCCTAGTCCAAGTATGGTAACATTATCAAAGCGATTGAAGATGACCATGAAATTGTATGGTGGTATTGGATTATCTGCCAATCAATGTGGAGTGTCAGAAAGAATGTTTGTTATTGGCACAGATGAATTTCAAATGGTTTGTATAAACCCAAAAGTAATAAAGAAATCCGAAACTGCCGTTAAGAACAGAGAAGGTTGTCTTTCTTATCCAGGTTTATTTTTAAGTATTGACAGACCAGACTGGATTGATGTAGAATATACAGATGAGTTTGGTAATACTAAAGAAGGTAGACTTGAAGGTGTAAGTGCTCAATGTTTTCTACACGAACTAGATCACTTAAACGGTATCAAGTTTGTTACTTATGCCAAACCAGTTGCGTTACAGATGGCAAGAAAAAAACAAAAGAAAACCGTAAAAACAATTGTGAGAAAAGCAAAAAAGAATGGATGAGAAACAGTTTGTAGAGGAACAATGGGTCAAGTGGCAAGATGAAAATCCTGCCACTTCTTTTAACAATGTTAATATTGATGAACTTCGTGAGAATCTTATTAAAGATTTGACCTATGTTTCAGGAATGGATGTTCGTGAATACACCTTGTATCAAAAGTGGTGTGAGGTACACCAGAAATATCCTGCGGTTGAAATTAATGACCTATGGGAAGGTTCTAAATTAGTTCTTGCTGACGAAAATCAAAGACGCATTCTTGCCAAAGTTAAAGATAATATTTGGTCACCAGAAAGTGTAGATGACTATCTGAATCTACAACCAGAACTTATCTATTGTAATAAAGAAGATGATCTTCCTGAAACTTGGAATGCCATTCGTACCTTTGTATCTACGATGAAGAACAACTCCAATATCGGTCGTAATCTAAATTTCATCGTACAAGATAAAGTTACCAAAAAATATCTTGGTGTTATTTGTATCTCTTCTGACTTCCTTGATTTAACACCACGTGATAACTTTATTGGTTGGCCTAGAGAATTAAAGACACAAGGCAAGATGATCAATCATACTGCCATTGGTTCTACTATTGTTCCTTTGCAACCTCTAGGTTATAATTATGTTGGTGGTAAACTACTAGCATTACTTTGTTTATCGAATACAGTACAAGATTTATGGAAGAAAGTGTATGGCGATACCTTGGCTGGTGTTACAACAACATCACTTTATGGTAAAACAAAAGCAAATGGTTTATCACAGTATGATAACTTAGATTATTGGAAACCAATGGGGTTTACTTCTGGCTCAGTATCATTTGAACCAGAAAAACAAACACGATACCAAGTACGTGAATGGTTAAAGACAAACCATACACGTAAATACTTTGAATGGTATGCCGCAAAGAAAGAATCTGGTCAACCTCATAAACGTGACCACAAGAATCGTTCTTTGAATTTTACTTACAGTCAATTAAATATACCAAAAGAATTAATTCGTACTGAACATGCACGTGGCATTTACTTTAGTCCATTGTATGATAACACGAATGAATACTTACGTGGTGAAATTAAAGATGATGCACTAATCAAATCATTTGACACCAGTGTTGAACATCTAACACAGGTTTGGCGTGACAAACATGCCAAAGGTCGTATTGGTTTCCTTAAAAAGAAAAACAAAGTCTCCACCGAAACTTTGTTCTATGATGACCTAATATACTTATCTTGGGAAGAAACAAAGGATAAGTACCTATCACAGATCGGACGTTAATAATCTGACAACACTTGACAATCTCCTAGTTATATGCGATAATCCGTATATTGATTAATTAGGAGAAGAAGATGTCAAGTTTGCAACAGTTTGCAGAATTGCAAGAGTTAGAATACTACGCTGCAGTTTCCGATATCAAAAATGCAATAGAACGATTCGGTATAGATATAATTGCCGAGGCACTAGAGGATATCGGGTTGACAGATGTCCAAACCTCTGATATACTGGTTGTTCACTGATAACGGGATTGTCAAATGAGTAACATTCAAAATCAAAAGTCTGGTCTGGCCAAACTACTGGCGACCGAAAATCTAACAATACAACACCAAAAAATTCCTACCGCAGCATTTGATCCTAAAAATCGTGTACTATACTGTCCTATCTGGGAAGATATGTCAGGCGACCTGTATGACCTATTGATGGGTCATGAAGTTGGTCACGCCTTAGATACTCCTTCCGATGGTTGGCATGATGCAGTACACTCTATGGGTAAGAACTATAAAGGGTTCTTAAACGTGGTTGAGGATGCACGAATTGAGAAGCGTCAGAAACGCCGGTATCCAGGTCTACGTTCATCATTCATCAAAGGTTATAATGAATTGATGAAGCGCAACTTTTTTGGCATTCAAGACCGTGACATTAATACAATGTCATTTATTGACCGATTGAATATTTTCACCAAGTCTGGTTACACTCATGAAATTCAATTCACCAAAGATGAATTGGTGATGATTGAAAAAGTTAAAGAATGTGAAACATGGGATGATGTTCTCCGTGTTACTGGTGAGATTTGGGACTATTCTAAAAAAGAACAGAAAGAAATTTTATTACCTGAAGAATACGATTATAGTTTTGAAAAGTCTGATAGTGATGGTGATTCTGATACCGGTGACGGTGACGGTGATACCGAAACTGACGGTGAAGGTGATGAAGAAGGTAAGTCCAAAGGCGACCTTGATGAAGATGGTGAAGAGTCTGAAGGTAAAGGCCAAGAGCAAAATGATAATGACGGTGAATATGATGATGAGAATGATGAAATGTCTGATATCATTAACCGTAATAAAGAATCCACTGGCACTGATGAGGACTTTGAACCAACATGCGAAACTGATGATAACTTCCGTAAGAATGAATCATCATTAATTGCAGCTAAGGCACGTGAGTATGTGTATGTAAATATTCCTACACCTAATCTAGATCGTATCGTTACACCTGCCAAACGTGTTCAAGAATTATTGACCGAAGCATTTGTTGGTCAATGTGGCACCGTATCGTATAGCAATATGGCAAATGAATTGTACACCGAGTTCCGTAAAAAGAATGAACGTTATATTTCTTTGTTAGCAAAAGAATTTGAAATGCGTAAGGCGGCATCTAAGTTTGCAAAAGCAAAAGTGTCTGAGACTGGTGACATTGACGTAAACAAAATTTACAAGTACCAGATTGACGATAGTATTTTCAAAAAGATTATGCGTGTTCCTAAAGGCAAATCGCATGGCATGATGTTGTTGTTGGATAAGTCTGGTTCAATGGCAGGTAATCTTGCGGCATCATACGAACAGATTCTTATCCTTGCAATGTTCTGCCGTAAAGTAAATATTCCTTTTACTGCCTACGGTTTTGGTAATGCACGTGGTCTACGTGATATGGATTATCCAAATGAACGAAATAGTGACTTTGATGAAAAAGGTAACTATGTAAAAGGTGACAGTTCAGGTTGCTTTACTGAAAATGAGGGTGAAATTCATTGTTCAGAAGTTTATCTTCGTGAGATGATTAATTCTAAAATGAGCAACGCAGAATTTTCAAAATCAGTAAAGAACATTCTTTGTTTGATGGACGGATGGGCACACCGCTACGGTGCACCAGGTAAGTTCCTTCGTCCACAGTGTGATGCATTATCAAACACACCATTGTCAGAAGCATTGATTGCTATGCAACCAATTATCAAAGAGTTTCGCCGTATTAATAACCTTGACATTGTGAATACTACAATTGTCCATGATGGTGATGCCGATTCTATAATCTGGGCTCATGCTTCTAATGGTGACAAAAAAACTTATTTTTCAACTACCAGTCAAAACGTTTTTCTGGTAGATAAGAAAAATAAAGTGCAAGTGAATTTGAAAGTAAGTGATGATGATGTTCGTGAAGGTATATGTGAATGGCTTCAGAAAACAACCGGTACCAAGATTGTTGGTTTCTATTTGACACCAATCTCTAATGCTAAGGCAGCATTGAAACGCCGTTTGTTTAATGATGAGTTGGATGCGGTTCGTGGTGTGTATCATCAAACAATTGAAGTGATTACAAAACACGTAAAGAAATTGAAAAAAGAAAAGTACCTTGAATCAAAAAATGTAGGTTATGATTCTTTCTATATTCTACCTGCTGGTAATGATCTGTCAATTGATGATGAATCGTTTGAGGTATCAGGTAAGGCAACAACAACAAACCTTACCAAAGCATTTATGAAATTCAACAAAGCACGACAAATCAACCGAGTATTAGTTTCAAGATTTATAACACAGATAGCAGTTTGATAACAAACCACCACTTGACAAAGTGGTGGTTATTCTTTATAATGGTAGTTCCTATTGTGAGATGGAGTTTATATTATGACAAGTCGTTCTGATAAGCGTCAAGCATTTCTTGATGCATTAATTGCAACTGGCCAAGATGTTGTCAGTTTAACAGATATTAAAACAATTGCAAGTGATGCAGGTCTTGCAATACCCTACTGGTTCACCAATGATGAACAAAACAAGGTTAAACGTGGTCTATACCGTGTACCGGTGCAGTCTCCAACGCCTGTTCCAGCAGCAATCAATATGGTTGCTCAAGTGATACCAATGGCAGCACCCCAAGCGCCTTCTGGTAATCGTATTGCAAATGTGATAACAGACCTTGAGACCAAGGACTTGGTACCTTTCAAATATGACAACTATGTTCCTTTTGGTAACTTTGAGGATGTGTTGTCAATTATACAATCAAAACAGTTCTTCCCCGTATTCATTACTGGTCCCTCCGGCAACGGTAAGACCATGAGTATTGAGCAGGCTTGTGCCAAGGCAAAACGTAAATTCGTTTGCGTATCAATGACACCTGATACCGATGAAGGCGACCTACTTGGTAACTATGTTCTGATTAACGGTCAGATGGAATGGCGTGATGGTCCCGTTACACTTGCTGCCCGTCAAGGTGCGGTGTTGTGTATTGATGAGATTGATTATGGTTCTAACAACCTGTCCTGTTTGCAACGTGTATTTGAAGGCAAACCATTCTTACTAAAGAAAAAGAATGAGTTAATTTCTCCTGCTGCCGGTTTTACTGTGTTTGCTACCGCTAACACCAAAGGTAAAGGTTCAGAAGATGGTCGCTACATGTTCACCAACGTTTTGAATGAAGCGTTCCTTGAGCGTTTTCCAAATACGTTTGAACAGGAATGGGCACCAGTATCGGTTGAGAAAAAGATTGTTGCCAAAGAATTAGAATCTGTTGGTAAAGAAGATAAAGATTTTGCCGACAAACTGGTAACATGGGCAACCGTAATTCGTAGTACCTTTGATGAAGGTGGTTGTGATGAGGTTATTTCAACCCGCCGTCTGGTACATATCGTAAAGACCTACGGTATTTTTGGTGACAAACTGAAAGCAATTCAGTTCTGCTTGAATCGTTTTGATACCGATACCAAGGTTACTTTCCTTGATCTGTATACCAAGATTGATTCTGGTGTGGATCCAACAGCACCTGCACCAGCACCAGAAGTAACAGACCCATCGGTAGAAGTTCCATTCTAATCACATTTGCCTAAGAAAGTGTTGACTTGCTTTCTTAGGCCTGTTATACTAATTATATTAGTGAATTGCGGAGAAAGACTGCCTCTGTAATGATTTTAAAATGCAGTCATATTTTATGGAGTTTTTGAATGAAGTCAGCTAAACAAAAAGTGCTTGCATACCTATCTAAAGAAGATGGTTACAACACACTAACACCGAACAAAATGCAATCCCAATTTGGTATTGCAAACCCATCGGCAACCATTAACGATTTGCGTAATGATGGTCATGCGATCTACTTGAATAGTCGCATCAATACCAGCGGTGAGAAAGTTTCTTTCTACCGTTTAGGTGCACCAACTAAGCGTGTAGTTGCTGCAGGAATTGCAGCACTTCGTGCTCAAGGTGAACGTGCATTTGCCTAAAATAGTTTGAAACTTTGCGGAGTGGAGACATATATATTATGTGTCTCTACTCTTTTTTTATGGATAAATTATGCAAATACAAGTAAACGTTGAAGAATTGAGAAAGAATAAACTGTTCGTAGCAACACCAATGTATGGTGGTATGTCACATGGACTGTATGTGAAATCTTGTCTTGATCTACAAACCGTAATGATGCGTTACGGCATTGAAGTAAAATTCTCCTTCCTTTTTAACGAATCACTTATTACCAGAGCACGTAATTATCTGGTAGATGAGTTTCTTCGTACAGACTTCACACATATGTTGTTTATCGATTCGGACATTCACTTTGATCCGAACGATATCGTAGCACTGATGGCACTTGATAAAGATGTTGTTGGTGGTCCTTACCCTAAGAAATCTATCAACTGGGGTAACATTGCAGAAACCGCACGTAAGAATCCAGACTTGAATCCCAAAGAACTTGAGAATCTTGTTGGCGAATATGTGTTTAACGTTGTCAAAGGTACGCAACAGTTCCAAGTTTCAGAACCATTAGAAGTTATGGAAATTGGTACGGGTCATATGATGATCAAGCGTGAAGTCTTTGATAAGATGGCAGTAGAATATCCTACGATCCGTTACAAACCAGATCACGTTGGTCAAGCACACTTTGATGGATCACGTTACATTCATGCCTACTTTGATACGGTAATTGACACCAAAGAATCAATTGTTGGTGGTGGTTCTGATCGTTATCTATCAGAGGATTACATGTTCTGTCAGATGTGGCGCAAGATGGGTGGTCAAATCTTCTTATGCCCATGGATGAGAACACAGCATATCGGTACCTACGCATTCACTGGTAATATGCCAGCAGTTGCTCAGTACACCGGTAAACTGTAATGGACAAGGATGCTGTCAAGGCATCTCAAACAGCAACAACTGGTGGTCGTAAATTTGATGGTGGTAAAATCCGTTATGGTCTTTTACCACCATTAGCACTTAAAGCGGCCGCAGATGTTCTGACATTCGGTGCTGAGAAATATGAACCAAACAATTGGAAACATGTTCCTGATTCACTTAACCGATACTTTGATGCAACACAACGACACATGTGGGCATACCAAGAAGGTGAAGCAATTGATCCTGAATCTGGCAAACATCATCTAGCACATGCAATTTGCTGCTTGATGTTTTTGTATGAACATGATATACTATATTCTGCAAGTGAAAAACAAACTTAATTATGGAGTAACTGATGAAATTATCAAACAACACATTGGGTGTATTGAAGAACTTCGCTTCAATCAATCAAGGTATGCTTTTCAAAAAAGGTAAGACTATTCGTACAGTCTCACCACACAAAAATGTTATGGCAGAAGCAACAATCTCTGAAGAAATTCCAACAGAGTTTGGTGTCTATGACCTGAACAACTTTCTTTCTATTCTAACTCTTCATAAAGAAGAGCCAACAATTGACTTTGAAGATAATAGTGTTCTTATCTCTGGTCTAAAAGGTCGCAGTAAAATCAAGTATCGCTTCTGTGCTGCGAATATGATTGTTACACCACCAGAAAAACCATTGGCAATGCCTGACCCAGAAATTTCTTTTGAACTTTCAGCAGAAGATTTTGATTGGATCATGAGAACTGCAAACGTATTATCTTCACCTCAGATTGCTGTTGAGTCTGACGGACAAAAGATATTCATTACAACATTTGATTCCACAAATGATGCTGCACACACAGAATCATTAGAAATCAGTAAAGGTAATGGAAACAAATATCGTATGATATTTAAAACAGAAAATCTGAAATTAATTTCTGGTGGATATATGGTTAAAATATCTTCCAAGAATGTTTCTCATTTTAAACATACAACATCCGATGTTCAGTATTGGATTGCAAATGAAACTGGTTCAACTTTCACAAAGGCTTAATCATGGCAATGAAAATGTTTACAAATGCATCACCATCTTTTGATGGTGAATCCATTGCTATCAATTCGGATATTGTGGCATCAGTATTTGAATTGATTCAACCCGATGCAGATGCCAAATTACAGATGCGTACAGTTATCTTTGGTGTTAATGGTACAGACTGGCATGTCAAAGAACCATACCTTGAAGTAGTTGCGATTCTGAATCAAAAAGACTGATTGTTATTTTATATTATGATTTATGTGAAAGGTTTTCATGGAACATCTTCTGTGGACAGAAAAGTATCGCCCTCAAACAGTAGAAGATTGTATCCTGCCAGAACGATTGAAGGTACCATTTCAGGAGTACGTCAATCAAAAGCAGATACCAAATCTTCTACTGACTGGTGGAGCGGGTGTAGGCAAGACCACGATAGCCAAGGCGATGTGCAACGAAATCGGTTGCGATTACATGGTGATCAATGGTTCTGACGAATCAGGTATTGATGTATTTCGTAACAAGATAAAAAACTATGCATCATCAATGTCATTGGCTGGTGGCCGTAAGGTCATCATCATTGATGAAGCAGACTATCTAAATCCAAACTCAACACAACCAGCACTTCGTAATGCGATTGAAGAATTTGCAGGCAACTGTTCATTCATCTTCACTTGTAACTTTAAAAACCGTATCATTGATCCACTACATTCACGGTGTGCAGTGATTGATTTTGGTATGAAGAATGGTGAGAAACAAAAGATGGCAGCATCATTCTTTAAGCGTATTCAATCCATACTTGAATCAGAAAAAGTTGAGTATGATGACAAAGTAATTGCTGAACTTGTGAAGAAACACTTTCCAGATTTTCGGCGTGTCATCAATGAACTTCAACGTTACTCTCAACTTGGTAAGATTGATGTAGGTATTCTTGCACAAATCGGTGATGTATCTCTTGCTCAGATTGTTAAGCATATGAAAGAGAAAGACTTCACTGCTGTACGTAAATGGGTTGCAAGTACAGAGATTGATTCTACAACATTATTCCGTAAGTTATATGACAATCTATATGATGTATTAAAACCACAGAGTATACCTGGTGTTGTTCTAGTTCTTGCTGACTACCAATATAAGCAAGCGTTTGTTGCTGACCAAGAGATTAATATCGTGGCATGTCTCACTGAAATTATGGCTAATGGTGAATTCAAATGATAAATCTTTTGCAATGTAGTTCGGAAAGAGTTCCAACCTTATTTGAATACGATCATGATTTTGTAACTCAATATTTAATAGACAATATTAATTGGAATTTGGTATTTTCAGTTATGATTTCATTAAAAAGAAAATATAATACTGGAGCTGAAACGTTTATTAAAGCGGATATTGTTGGTGAGGCAATCGAACAAGCTTCGAATAATAAATTGAAGTATGTTAATGAAGTTGGTTGCGATTTTTATATACCAGAGTTAGATATCAAAGTAGAAATGAAATCTTCCAATTCAAATATATTTCCAGAAACAGGTAAAAGATTTACCACAACGATGAAGTTGAAAAATTTTCGTAGTTTAAAAATAATAGATATCTCTAAAATAAAAAAAACATTCGACTATTTGTTGATGGTTGAACCTCTAAAATGTGGTATTGTTTCTTATGAAAAAATTGTACCATACTTTCAATTATATTCTGACGGTATAGGTACAGTAGTTGATGTAAATGACATACAATTCATAAAAGAAGTATACTCTGTGAAAACAACCGACATTCTTTTGTTTGATAGATATGAACAGATGAAAAAACAGATTATACAAGATATAAAGGATAATTTGTATGAGTAATCCATTTGATTACGTCAACCAGATTCTTCAAGGTAAGAAACAACTTATCGTGGATGAACTGACTGAGAAAGAATATGTACCATTCCTAACCAATAGGTCTTTGTCCCAACACAAGGATTGTGTTTTGTTTGCTAATGAAATGAACATGCGTCACCATTTAGACAAAAAGATGCAGAATGACTTTTTACTAAATACCGTCAGGTCTATGAAAAGATCGTTTGCGAAGTGGGCAAAGTCGGAAAAAGATGATGATATAGCATGTGTCAAAATGGTCTACGGACTTTCCGACAGCAAGGCACGTGATGCCATGCGTCTACTAACCAAAGAGCAAATCCAACAACTAAAAAAAGAAACCTTTACAGGTGGGTTAGGAAAATGACATGGTTGATATATCTAAATTTGTTGAGGTTACCCTAGTAGAACAGGATGACTTTCTAAAGGTGCGTGAGACACTGACCAGAATTGGTGTGTCCTCACGAAAAGAAAAAGTATTGTATCAGTCTTGCCACA